GCGTATTCTGGCAAGTTGCTTGTTGTTTGAACAACCTCTTGTGGCCCGCTTGAGCCTCCGCCGCCTTTACTCATTCTTCAAGCCTCTTTTCATAAACAACGTATGATCTTTCAAAATCATCTTGCTTTAGCCACTGCCAGAATCCCATTCTAGCTGTAGCTTCTATGCCTTTGCAGTTGTTATCTCTAGCCCAGTCATGAAATCTATCAAGCATATCCCAGACCCATTCATTAAACTTATCGCCACCCAAGAACTGTATAGCAAGCATTCTTTTATTAGGATAATCAACAAGCTCTGTTGTACCAACACCACTGATATTTTTGTCTGAATCGAAAGCAACCCAAAGATGTTGCTGCCCATTTAGTATGGATGCAAAAAGCATTTCCATGCTCCATCGGCCTTTAGATCTAGCGATAGCTTTCGCTAATTGCTCGCTTACATCAGGCCACAAAGTAGCCAAGTAATTAGACGGAACCAAAGCAATAGTATGAGTAGCCTCTCCTCGCTCTGATCTAGACTTTACTTTAGGCTCCCTAGAAAGATCCTTTATATTTTTTAGATTAGAAAACTCTATAGGTTTTATCATGCGGGTAACACTCCTCCTATGCTCATTGGCGCTGGCTGTCTTAACGTTCCAGTTCTTTCTTGTCGAACTCTATCAAGCATCTGATCAAGCTCGCCAACACCAGCATCGGTACTACCATCTCCTAAGCCAGAAACAACATCAGCAGGAATAATGTATTCACCGGGACTAACAGCTACAGGCTGGCTATTTCCTATCATACCCGGAACCATGTCATCCATCCCGCCTCCTGCTCCAATAATTTCTCCTTGTTTTTGAGAGCCGGGAACAATTTCTTCTAATACTTTTTCTCTAAGTATTTGAAAAGCTTCTGGGCCAAATTGATCAACAAAGCTAGCAATTATCGCACTAGACTCTTCTTCGCTTAATTGACCGGATATTGCTTGTACTGCACGTTCAATAAGTAATTGACCATTTGCTTCTGCTGTTTCATTCATTGGCATAGATTCAAACTCTCCACCTTCTGCCATTAATTTCCTTAGTTTACCTTCCGATTTATACCCGCCTCTTCCTTTTTTTGTTTGACGAGGAGGAGCCGAAGAATTTTCTTTTACAGGCTGTCTTGAAGAAGGTGCCGGAGTTTTAAAAGCTCTCAATGCTTCTAAGTCTATATCACCAGATCCTTTGTATACCTTGGGGCCAGCAGTGCCAAGTCCATCTGGGCCTATTCCTCTACCACCCAAAGTTCCAATCATATCGTTAACTGGAGAATTAATGCTTGGAGGGGGAGAAACGGCAACAGGTGGAGGTGGCATCATAGGCATTGGTGCAGGCTGAGGAATAGGTGGCGGTGTCATTGGTGCAGGCTGACGAATAGGTGGAGCAGGTGGCATCATTGGCGCAGGTGGAGGTGCAACAGCAACAGGTGGAACAACTGGCGCTTGTATCGGAGGAATAACTGGCGCTGAAACAGGTGAAGGCTGCTGCATAAGCGAAGCAATACCTTCTCTTTCCTCAAACCTTGGCATAGGCATTGGCGATACTGGAGGTGCCAAGGTATACATTGTGTCTGGGTTATTAGATTTTCCGAGGGCTTGAGAAATATCTGACAGCTCATTAGGAGCCGTCATTGGTGGAGGTACTGGCACTTGAACAGGTGAAATGATCGGTGGAGATGCTATTGGTGCAGGTGCGGGTGCAGGTGCAGAAGCGGAACGCCTCGCTGCATTTATTTTTCTAACCCGCTCATTATTAAAATCATAAGCATTATTCCTAGCATTTAAAAATGAGGCTTCATCTAAAAATCCTTCTGAGCCAAAACTTTGAACCATGCTCCCGTCATCATTATAAGAAACAGCATAAGGTTCAAAATTATCATTTGTCGATACTGGTGCAGGCGGAATAATCGGTGGTGGTGCAACAGCGACAGGTGGAGGCATTATTGGTGCAGGCTGGGGTGCCATTGGCGGAGGTGGAGGTGCAACAGCAACAGGTGGAGGAGTATTATTCCCCACAGTTCTCGTTGTTTCAGCCAAGATGTCATCGTAATTAATTGAAGGCTCATTTCCTATGCCTTCAGAAACATTGTAATTATACTGAGGATTCACTGGTGATTGGGCGGAAGCTTCTTGATTATTTAGTACTTGATCAATAGATCCGACTGTTGCATTGCCTTCTGGGGTAGATAAATAATCACTAATTTGTTGATTAAATCCACCAAGACCTAGCTGAGAAAGATCTAAGTTAGAAAAATCAACACCAGACAAATCAACTCCATAATTAGAATCTCCAGTAGGTTCTAAAATAATATCTTCTGGGCTTTCTGGAGTTCTTTTTGGAAAATAATTTATCTCAGCATCAAAACCGGGGCGAGTTCCTTGAAGTTCCGCTGAAGAAATAGCTTTTGGGCCTCTGATTCCAGATTGTCTTTGTGCAGACCCAAAACTTCCAACTGGCCCAGAGTTTCCAAAGTTTAAGTTATTAAATATTTCACCACCAGTAAACATTTGAACAGCGCCGCCAGCTAATTGCTGCAATCCTTTAACACTTTCTGCGTAATGGTTAGGGTCTATCGAGGTCACACCCCCCATTGAATATCTTGGAATTTGGTAATCTTTGTAAGCGTAATCACTTTCTAACTGATCGTAAGCACCGCTCATATTGCCAAGAGCCCTTTGATACTCAGCTTCACGATCTCGTTCAAATCTTTTGTTGTCTTCTTCAGCAAGCTCTCTTGCTTCAATTTCTGCTATTTTCCCTTCTCCAACCCCAACAGCGGCCAAGTTAGCTGGCTTCATTAAAGCTTTGCCAAAAGCTCCGGGCTGTTTGAACGGAGCAAGAAATCTATCCCCTGCAGTTTGATCTAATCTGAGAGAATCAATCTGACCTGAAAGGTCTGCTACCTTTGCATTTGCTGCATTTTTAATTCCTTCTGCACTAGTAGAAGATATTGCTGGAGACATTTGCAATGCTTGATTTGTTGCCGATCCTGTAATCGAGCTTGTTCCTACGTTACCTGCATTCTTTATTGCTTCGGCTACAGGGTCTGCAACTTCTCCTGCAGTCAATGCTAAGTTTTTGCCAGCTTCTGCAGCAGCTGTTGATGCATCTCCTAATGCTGCTGTAGCGTCAATTATTTCTGGGTTTAATGCATCTCCAGCAGCGCCTAAAACTTGACCCAAACCAAAACCAGTAATGCCAGAAAGCAATCCTTTTTTAAGATCTCCTGTTACAGCAGTAGTAGCAAGGCCAGAGCCAATAGCACCTGCTGCTGCAGAACTTAATCCAGCTCCACCTAATATGCCGCCTAAAGTTGATCCAGCAAGCAACGAAGATCCAAACATGCTACCTAATATTGGCGCTAAAAATGGCAAGAAGGCTTCTGGCTGTCCCGTTACAGGATTAATTGTTAGCTTTCCTGTTGGAGACAAAGCTGCTATCCCTTGCACTTCTGCAGGGTTCATGTGAACTAGCATACTGTCGCCATAACGACCATAGCGAGCCATATCCTCAGCTCTTGCCTGTAAAGGCGGTTGATTTTGATACATATTAACTAGTCTCCACTCCGAACAAATTGAAAGATAAGTCAGCAGAACTTGCGTAAACCTTTACAACGTCCGTTTGATTAAGACACATACCAATAACCACTGTTTGTGTCGTATTACCTGCTAAGGATTGATCGTAAAATAAATATTGTTTGTTGTCTGCAGAAGCTCCAGCTACATGAACAGACACTCTAAATGTTTGTGCCGAACCGCTTCTATTACATATAACTAAAGAACTAATGGTTGTTTGAACTAAATTAGGAGCAGTATACAACGTTGTCGTTGTCGTTGCGCTAGGAGCTGATTGACCTAATACTGAGATTACGTCTGTCAAGATGCCCCCATTAGTAAGAATTGAAATCTTCTTACTGCTAAAGATCCGGTTTTATCGCCTTGCGTTTTTGCTAGCTCAACATCGTTTTCTAAAGTTTGAAAAGCAAACTCAATTGTTCTTCTTGTTATTGCCTCGTTTTCTCTAACATACTCTTCAGTTGGAACAGGAAGAGGAACCGTTCTTCTAGAAGCCATTACCTTCTCCCGTCTGGTTGCATGTCAAATCTTAAGTCCCCAAGTCTCCACCCATAGCCTGATCCTGTACTTTCAACCCTAACAATAGAATGCCTTGCTCTATTCCTTACATAAGACTGAGTGCTGCTAGGGGTAACAACAGAGGTAGACAAAGTTGTTGCAGCTTCTAATGGAAAGTCGCTGCCTTTTATAACTATATTGGCAGTCGCATCTGACTGATCACCGTTAAATGTAAAGTCAGGAATTATCCTGCTCATAAACATAAGGTATTCACCCTCAGCCATTTCTAAATCGCCAGACTCTATGTATGCAGTCATAGCTTCTCCATCAGCATCGTAACCAACTTCCTGTTCATAAAGATAATTATTGCCTCCATCAATCGCCGTTGTTGCTAAAGGATATTGCCTAGTTGTTCCTCCAGCCCAAGCGCCTCTTGATAAAGTTCCGACTGACCACAAGTTTTCAGAGTAATTATAAGTAACGTAATTTGTTACTTCTGTGTCATCAGACCCTATAGGATAAAACCAAGTGACTTCATTGTAGTCATTGTTTTCTGCGGCAAAAACTTTATATGCCTGATCTTGATTTAAGTTAGAAAACACAAAGTCTTTTACCGAACAAGGTAATGGCTGCACAGATCCGTTGTAAACGTAAAAGTTTTTTCTGTCCATAAAGTAAACAGATCCCCTTGCATTAACAGCAGCATTAGGAGAAATCATAGAAACGTCAGAGCTAACTCTTGTAAATTCAAATATAAATGGAGCGCCAACAAACCTCATAGAGTGTAGGCTGACATCCGTCCATATTAATATTTCTTGTCTGGTTTGAACCGCGCCAACAATTAAAGACCCGGAGTTTATTCTTACACCACCAGCCGAATTGGTTGCGGTTGGAGTCCAATCAGCAACGTTTTCTTGATCTGAAAACCTAATAAAAAGAGGATCTATATTAGATGATCCAATAGGATTTACGCCAAAAGCTATTACATGCTGATCCGTATCAGATACCATGACTTGTAAGGCAACCGTAGGAACATTAGATGCTCCGCCAAGGCTGGTAATATTTACAGCTCTAGCACCTGTACCACTAGATTCATCCCAATAATAAAGACCACCACCTCTAATATTGAACAGCAAATCTTCGCCAAAATTATCTTGACTCCACAGTCTAAGCTGACCAGCAGAAGATACTGCGCTAGAGCTTCCCCATGTACCAAAGCCCCATGTGCCAGCACCCCAACCAGTACCACTAATAAAAGTATTTAATCCTGTGTTAATTTGATAAGCGCCAACTGTGCTTGACCCACCGTTTCCTGTATCACTAGCGTTTGCAGAGACTGCATTTCCATCAACATCTTTAGCTGTGATTGTATAGGTGCTTGTTGTTGGCACAGAAGCAATTTGATACTCCTGATTTAATACGGTTGCAGATATGTTTCCACCTAACGTTGCTGCATCTGTATAAGTAACAAAATCATTTACTACCGCTCCGTGCGCGGTGTCTGTAATAGTTAAGGTAGAAGAACCATTTACTGCTGCAAAAGTTACATCCCCGGCTGACGTTGTTAATCTAATCGGAGTAACATCATTAAAGCTACTACCTTCTGCCACATAAAATTTAAGATTAGTTCCAAGACCAATATACTTAATAGACTCCAATGAAGCCCAGTCATGTATTGATCGACAAACTCCTAAGAAATAATCTTCAGTAAATTTTCTCCATCCACCTATTTTTTCTGGACGACCTTTTCTAAATCTAATCTTGTCAGAGTCAAACCAACCAGAATCTGCTGAATACTCAGTCCCTTCCTTGTTAACGCCCGGAGCAAACTGTATTTTTGTTAACGGCATTTTTTGTTCTCATTGATTTATATAAGAAGACAATACATCTTTATTAGGAAACGCGGTTTGCCCTCCGCCCATCATGCCTTTGCCCTGACTAGGATAATTACTAAAACTGTTAAAGCCTCCACCAAACCCCATTGAAGGTTGACTCTGATTTGAGGACGGCATCGTATTGCCTTTTCTTCCCGGACTATTAAATCCTCCGCCAAATCCCATTTGATTATACTGATTTGACAATGACGGAGGAGCCGACATAGCAGTTGTAGGCGCTGAGGTATACATTGTGTCTGCGTTATTAGAAAATGAATAATCGCCCGGATTTCTTGTATAGAGCAAAGCGTCTCTAGAAGAAATTCTTCCATCATTGTTCAAATCATATTGCATGTCCTCATCAATAAGTCCGGTAGACATTCTTAGTATGTTTTGAGAAATATCTGACTGCTCATTAGTAGGTGTTATTGGTGGAGGTGTAGGTTGCATAGACGCATTAGGAGTCGGGACAGAAGCTGAACTAGGAGCGTTTGTTATTCTTGCCCCTGAATTAAACATGCTGGAATTATAGGGCTGATAGTGAGGATTCTGGAACATGTTCAAATTTGAAGGAACACTCGATCCGCTAAATCTATAAGGATTAAATTGAGTTAAGTTGCTGGTCTGACCATAACCACGAGGCATCATTGGCTGTTGATAGCTAGGCATTCCCATTGGGCTTCCTTTTCTGCCCGGACTATTAAATCCAAAAGAAGGATATGTTGGCGAGCTAGGAGGTTGCGGGTAATAGCCTGTTGGCTGAGGCGCATTTCTTTGACCTTTCCTGCCGGGAGAAGGAAATCGAGGAGCTGGTTGCCTAGGCGGATAAAAAGGATCAGGCATACCCGGAGGCATCCTAGGTATTCCATAGGTAGGCTCTTGATATCTTTGATTTTGAGAGCTGCGCTGAAACAAGTTCTGCCTGTAGTTATTAATTCCGGGCTCTTGAAACATTCCGCCATACGAGCTATCTAATCCACGCAAAAAGTTGTCAGCAGAAAAGCTTCTGTTATTAAAAATAGGTCGTTGTGACATGTTACCTCTCTTGGTACTCGCCAGATTTAATCATTTGACAAAGCTCTAACGCTCTATCTCCAACTTGCTTTGCCCATCTGCTGTCGTAAAATTCATCTCCAGCTTTTTCAAAATTGTTTTCAGCCAT